TGAAAACCTAACAGCGTCCCATTTAAAATTGTTATCCTTGTATGGTATTCCAGTATCTTTCATTACTTCACCGTTTGCTACAGGATTATTTTTATGTTTGTTTTTAAATGCAACAAGGTCAGGACAAGTGGCATGTAAATCTAATATATGTATATTAGGTTTGGACACACGTGGTTGACAATCTTCTGCATATACATATAAATTAATTTCATTTGGCCAGTGTTTTTCAAATGAATTAATCATAGTTTGAGCATACTTGTCTAGCCCCGGTTTGTGAAAAGTTGTAATAACAGAATATTTCATTTTATCTCGATCAGGTTAAATATATATAATAAGAACAAATATAACTTATTTAATCGTTTATGAGAACACTTGCTTATTTTCCAAATAACCGAGCATTTAACTCGGGTGCAGTAATGCGTGCCTTTGAAAAAAGTGCTTCTAAACATTTTAAACTTATTAAAAATTCTTTAGATTGTGATATGGCCGTTATTTGGAGTTGCCTCTGGGCTGGACGTATGCGTGGTAATAAAGAAATATATGATTATTATAGAGCACAAAACAAAACAGTAATAATAATTGAGGTAGGTGCAATTGAAAGAGGAACAACCTGGAAGATAGCACTTAATCATATAACTTCAGAAGGTATATATGGAAACACCAAGAATTTAGACCCAGATCGCCCTAAAAAATTAGGATTAGAATTAGTACATCAACATAAAGGTGATAATGGAAAAATATTATTAGCGGGACAACATCTGGCGAGTCATCAATTATATAAATTAGATAATTATGAAAATTGGCTACAGCAACAAATAGAAGAAATAAGAAAACACACCGATAGAAGAATAGTAATTAGACCCCGCCCTAGATCACAAATAAATCAAAATAATTTTCCCTTACATGCTGTTAGATTTCAGATTCCGTTGCATCTTACAAATACATATGATAGTTTTAATATAAATTTTAGTTTTCATTGTTTAGTAAATTATAATTCATTTGGCCCAGCATTTGGAGCGATTATGCATGGTTGTCCGGTTATAGTTGATAAAACTAGCCTCTGCCATCCTGTTAGTAATACATATAAAGACATAGAACAACTTAAAGAGAAAGACCAAACAGAATGGTTATTGCAAATAGCACATACTGAATATACTGTTGAAGAAATTAGAAATGGTGATTGGTATAAACGATTAGAGGAATATCTTGGGTAAGAAAGTCTTAGATTGTGCCTGTTTAATACATGGCGATTATTATAAATTTGAATACGTCGAAATTCTAGAACGTAGTCTTAGACGTAATTTTGACACTCCAATAAATTTTCATGTATGGACCGAAGCAGATCGTAATGTTCCAGGACATATGATTAAGCATGATTTATCTGATCTTGGTGTATGTGGCCCCAAACAAAGTTGGTGGTATAAGACTCAACTTTTTGACACTAGTAAATTCGCAGGCAAACTTTATTATTTTGATTTAGATGTTATTATAACTGGTAGTTTAGATTGGATGCGTAAGTTAAATGTAGAGAAACAATTCTGGGCAGTTCGCGATTTTAGATATTTGTGGCGACCAAACAAATATGTTATTAATAGTAGTGTTATGGTTTTTGATGCCACTCAGCATCTAGATTTATGGAAGAAGTTTGCATATAATAAAACACATATGATGAAAAAATATCATGGTGACCAAGATTATGTATATGAGTATTTAAAAACTACCAGTCCCAAAATGATTAGATATTTTGATGTTAATAGAGTTCGCAGTTTTCGCTGGCAAGTGCTACATGGCGGTATGGAATTTTTAACACGGCAATATCCTAAAAAACAGCAAATTGATGTGGAAATTGGCCCTGATACTAGTATAGTAGTCTTTCATGGTGATCCAAAGCCCCATCAAATAGAAAAATCAATATTAAAGGATCATTGGTATTAGAGATAAATAACAATAACCGGAGTATTAAAAAATGGCAAACAGAACATATAAAATGATGGGCGATGCAAGATCGTCTACTGAAGCATTAAATGTAGTATTAACTATCGGCGGCGCCGAAGTATATAATGGTAGTGTTACCGCGGCTAATACGTCTTATGATGGAACATCTGATAATATAACAGAATTATTTACTTTTGAATTAGATGATAGTACAACCGGAGACACAGCGTGGTCTTGTGCAGTTACAGGACCAGTAGATGGTGTTTTAGTTCTTCAATATATATGGTGTAATATGGTAGAACCTGACGTGACTATTGCTACAAGTTGGTTTAAGTCTGCATCACACTTTTCAGGCAATTATGACGATTCTGAGAAAACCTGGATTGTTGATGAGATCCCAACAGCAGAAGAACAGGCACACATTGCAACAAATCTTCCTGGATTAGACTCAGCAATATTAACTAGATTAAATGCTGGTAATAGTACTAGATCTCCAGATGGTGACGCAATTCTTGATGAAAATATGTTAGCAACTAAAAATGCCGATCATTATTATATATTATGGGCCGGAGCCACATCATTACCTTGGGTTAGCACAGATGATAACTTTTTTAAAAGCGAACAAGTTGCTACTACGAGAGATTCTGTTCAAGTCGATGGCGAAGATTATGCATTGGGAGCTGGTGAGTGGCCACCAGTATTTGCTGGTACAACATTAACAATGACTCAAGAGCTAACACCTCCAACTGTAACATGGAATGCTAAAGGATCGGAATAATCACAAATTTAAACAAATTTAACACAAATTTAATAAAAGCCTGTTATCAACAGGCTTTTTTTATGGCTAGACAATGAGTTTGTAAGTTATTGATTTCATTGAAATTCTTTGTAAGTCATTGATTTATAAAGACTTTTAAAGCCAAAAAGAGGTTGACAAATTGGTTAGTTTCATCTATAATCGTATTTGTAATCTTAAAAAATTAGGAGAAAATCGTGGAAACACAAAATACAACATTGTATCGTATCGTAAATAAGGACCAAGAACTTATGGTTCAATTTACTGATAGCGATTCTTGTACAGATTATATTAGAAATAAAGCCAATCAAAAATATGGCTATTCCTTAGATGAAATTAAATCCTGGTCGGTTCAGGAAATTCAACAAGGAGGCGTATAATGACTCGTGCAATTAAATTTAAGAAAAAGGGTGAAGAAACCGATGCCGAAGTAATAGAACGCATCGGAACCCGATTTCAAATCTTAGATGATATGACCAAGGCCGCAATTCGTGGCGATATTAGAGCAATGATAGTACAAGGCCCTCCGGGTGTTGGAAAATCATTTGGTGTTGAACAGCAACTCGAAAGAGCTAGTCTGTTAGATACCGTAGCTAGTAGACCAAAACCTTATGATATTGTTAAAGGTGCTATGAGTGCCATTGGTCTTTATTGTAAACTTAATCAATATCGCCATAAGGATAATATCTTAATATTTGACGATTGTGATAGTGTATTACAAGACGAACTTAGTCTTAATATATTAAAGGCGGCACTAGATAGTAAACGTAAACGCCGTATTTGTTGGAATACTGATAGTTATAAACTTCGTAATGAAGGTGTACCTGATATGTTTTATTTCGAAGGTTCTGCAATTTTTATAACTAATATTAAGTTTAGCAATATTAAGAGTAAAAAACTTAAAGATCATTTATCGGCGATTAGTAGTCGTTGCCATTATGTAGATTTAACACTCGATACAAATAGAGAGTTATTATTACGTATTAGGCAAATTGCCGGAACAGGTGCATTATTTGCCAATTATGAAGATCTTACAACAGAGAACCATAAACAGATTATTAACTTTATGGAAGATAACCAAGACAAATTACAGGAAGTTAGTTTGCGTATGGCTCTTAAAATTGCAGATTTGTTTAAAGTATCAGAAACAAATTGGGAACAATTGGCTCTCGCCACTTGTACTAAGAGATAGTTCAAAGCCTGGTAGTTTTACTCCTAATTTTTCTACCAGCAGGAAAAGTATGTCACCAAAGTGGCATACTTTTTCTTTATTATGTAGTATAATAAACCTATGCCAAAATGTAGAATAATAGTTAAAGACGAAGTTAATATTAAGATTGAAGGTTTAGACCTCGACGTTCGTAAAAAATTAGCCAACCAATTTAAGTTTGAATTACCCTATGCTCGATATATGCCAGCAGTTCGATTAGGACGTTGGGACGGTAAAGTAGCATTTTTTAATTTAGGTGGAAGTACCTATACCAATTTGTTACCCGAAATAGTTTCCACACTAGAAGATTATAATTATGACATTGAATTAGAAGATTTAAGAGAGTATAGAACTCAATTTGAGTTTGATAGAGTAACAGCAGATAGTTATAGTGATATGAAATGGCCAAAAGGACACCCGGTTGCTGGAGATCCGATTGTATTACGAGATTATCAGGTTGAAATAATTAATAAGTTTTTTGAAAACCCACAATGTATACAAGAAGTGGCTACCGGTGCCGGCAAAACTTTAGTTACAGCAGTATTAAGTCATAGATGTGAACAGTTTGGTCGCACTATTGTAATTGTACCTAATAAAACATTAGTTACACAAACAGAACAGGATTATACAAGCCTTGGTCTTGATGTAGGTGTTTATTATGGAGATAGAAAAGAGTTTGGACATACGCATACTATTTGCACATGGCAAAGTTTAAATGTTTTATTAAAAAATACAAAAAATAAAAATGTGGATATAAGTATCGATGAATTTATTGAGGATGTTATTTGTGTACAGGTAGATGAAGTTCATACTGTGAAAGCAGATGCACTTAAAAACTTATTAACACAGGTTATGCCTCATATACCCATACGCTGGGGGTTAACTGGTACAGTACCCAAAGAAGATTATAATTTTATAAGTCTTAAATGTAGTTTAGGAGATGTTTTGGGTAGACTTAGTGCCAGCGAATTACAAGAACAGGGTGTATTAGCAAATTGTCATGTTAATATAATACAATTAGTTGATCATGTAGAGTATAGAAGTTATCAAGAGGAATTAAAATATCTATTAGAAACAAAAGACCGAATTAAATATATTGCAGAGTTTATAGGAAGTATTAAAGAGTCGGGTAATACATTAGTGTTAATAGATAGAGTGAAACCCGGTCAAACATTAGCCGGATTAATTAAAGATGCAGTATTTGTAAGTGGAGGAACAAAAACAAATGAAAGAAAAGAACAGTATGATGACGTTGCCGTTAGTGATAATAAAGTCATTGTTGCTACCTATGGTGTTGCTAGTGTTGGTATTAATATACCTCGTATTTTTAATCTTGTGCTTATTGAACCTGGTAAGTCATTTGTTAGGGTTATTCAGTCTATCGGTCGTGGAATTCGTAAAGCCGAAGATAAAGATTTTGTTCAAATCTGGGATATAACATCAACCTGTAAATTTGCAAAAAGGCATATAACAAAACGTAAGCATTTTTACAGAGATGCCGAGTATCCATTTACCATTGATAAAACAGATTGGCAAGTATAAGACTTTACATTTTATCTTAAGGATGTTATAGTACAACTATGAGAATATTAACATTAGAAAATAATAAGGCGTACGATTTAGATACGTTACCAGAAGAAATAGATGATTTACGATTTAGTATATTAGATAATTCAGATCCAACGGCACCGGATTATTTTTTTATACCTCTTATTTTTTTAGAAAGTTTTAATAGTCCGGCATTAGTATTACGTATTGGTACACATATATTAAAAATGCCCATTGATTGGCAAATATTAATAGGCGAACCCGATTGTGGCAATTTAGAAGTATTACCTTTAACAGCTATTAATGATAGAGGTTTTAAAGCATTTCAATATAATCCACTTAGTGGGTTTAGGCCAGAATTTCTTGATATTGAAATAATAAATGTTTATCATGATGTATCTTGGTACGCTCCTAAATTAAAAAATGGCCAATTGTTATGTGTGCCAATAAACGATGAACCCAAACCACCATGTGTTTATTTTGTAAGAGATATTAGTAGGAACTGTGAAGTAATAGAATATGAAAAGGCAACACCGGGTTGAGTAAGAACCAAGACCCATTACATATTAGTAACGAAATGGCCGCATTTGATCGTAAAGATCGAGCGTATTATGATAAGTTTACTGATGAGCAACGTAAAAAGTTTTCTACGTATTTAATGTTACGTTATGGAGCATCAGTAACTGGCGATATTACATTACAGTCTTATTATTTAATGGCTACAAATCAACGAGTGAAT